TTTCGTCTGGGATCATAGGAAGCACGAGGGCTCTCCCACTGACCCTTGCGGGTCCATCACCATTCAGAACGGTGAAGCCTTCCGCAGCTTGATGCTGACGGCATGCGGGCGTCCTGAACGCTCCAAGTGTCCCTCGGCAGATGGCAATCTGCCTTGTTTGAGGAAGTACTTGAGCAAGGCAGGCGCCCCATCAAGTTCATTGATGGGGATCTTAGAGGAATCCACGTAGCCCTTCACCAGAGGGGCATGTGTTTCCTCACTCATCTCTTGCGTTTCATAGCCAAGAAATGAGTGCCTACCAAGCACAGGGCTAGTAGGTGAGACCAATGGGAAGTAATGAATCAATTCCCTTATCTCACCTTCAATCAGATTCGCACTGCTCCAGAGACCAGCGTAATACAGCTGATTCCTGAGGCTAACATGCGAAACGACCCCTGTAGCATCCATCCGTGACGCAGGTGGCATTCTTCGGACTTTGACTATTGATACGTCATGTCCGTCGTAATACTCCTTGCCACAAGACTCTCTGAACCTGCCGGTCCAAAAGGACTTGTGCTCGTTCACTTTGAAGCCAAAAGCCTCAAGTGAGAGTGTCACGGAATGCACAAAGTCAACGGGGATAATGATGTCGTCCCCGAAGACACGCACCTCGGACAAGAAGCGGTGAAAATCTCTTCTTGTACGAAATGGTGTGCTAAGCTCTCGTTCAATCCCCACGAAGATCGATGTAAGAAAAACCATCGCTTCGATAGGAAAGCACAGAGCTGAACCCATAGACGCGAACTTGGCCAATTGGATTGTCTCCTCTTGACCAGGCACCCGCGCCAGCCGAGACCTAGTTGCATCAACCGCCCCACTCAAATGGGGGTGATTGGACAACATGGCCTCAACCAGCTGGTTAGACACGCGATCGGATGCTTCGCTCAAATCGAGCGTAGCTAGGTTACCCATCCGGGAACCTTCCTCTGCCAAACTCTGGTTAGGAGTCTGATCGAGAAACCCGATCATCTGTGAAAGGAGGTGATCCCTCTCAACATGATCGTATATCGAACGTTGGATACCCTGCTGCATGTACTGCATAGCAGTAGGTTCAATTCCAATGATACGTGGTGTCTTTTGCGTCTTAGGCACAGTGATTACCCTCACGGGAATCTCTTTGCCGGGTTCGAGGATGTCTATCTCTTCCAAATCGGCAGTAAACCGCCAGTTTGGAATGAGGTATTCCCACGCTGGGAAGACCTCGTTGAGACGTGCGGGCCATGTCGTCTGTCGAAATTTCGCATTACCAATGCGTTTATCGGCAGTTGCGCCAGGCCCATGCCTTGGGACAATTCGACCGTGGTAGATATCACTATCTACACGGGCAAGAACTGGACCCAAGAGCAAAGACGAAATGCGTTTGAAGGCCTCTAAATCAATAGGGTCTCTACGCAAATTCGCTTCACGGACATCCTTCTCACATTCAAGGTAACCAGCGAAAGCTTGAGCATCCCTTGCAGGAGTGCAAGGTAGCTCAATCTTACCGAAAAGCAACGTAAGTTGCCTCACGGCTCGAATTGAGTCAATCGATGGTTCCTCGAATAGCACACCAGTCACAGGGTCGAATATCTGTTCTAGGAAACCCCTTAGAAACAAGGGGAGACCTCCTCTACTTTTCCATGAGGAAAACGAGGTGAGAACGACATGGCCTTGGTCGAGCGCTCTTTCGAACGCTTTACCAAAGTCTGCCAGGGTTATCGTCAAAAACGATAAACCTTCGCATTCGGCCCGATCATGGACGGTCTTAATGTCCATGGTGGCGCTAGTGCAGCAACCACTCGCCTCTTCAAGCGCGAGTGATTTCCAGAGTGTCAATAGCCTTTTCATGCTGCCTCCTAATCGGGGGTCGGCATTGCTAGTCTATTGGCAGAGCTACAGATATCGCCTACATTAGCCGTATGAAACGACTATGTATAAGGCGACAGCGACCACGGCCAGGAATACACAAAGCCCTACAAGGATGGCAAGAATTTCTACCATCAAATATAGGGACATCGTGTAGTCAACCAGCTCCGAAAGGAACTGGTTCGAGGACTGATACGTAGCGACCTCCTTGGAAGGAGGTACCACGTTGTCGTCCTCTCCTGGCACCTAACTCTCACCACCAAGAAGCTTGGAGATGAGAAGATCAGTCGAAGCTGTGAATGCGGTTTTGAAACCCGCGTAAACAGCCAAGATGTCGGCATTCGTGTACCCCACAACTGGCGCGTCGAAGACGATGTAATTACTCATCGACTGCAACTCGTTCAGGGAGGAATACGGATTTGCCACGATCTTAGAATGGTCGAGCCTCAGTACTCGGCGGTTCCGGTTCCCGTAGGAACTGGAGGCCGACAGCTGAACCAATCCGTCCGATGACTTGTATGACGACTTATTCTCTCCCGTGGAAACACGGGGGAGGGAAATCGCCGTACCCGAAATCGTAACTGATTGTGGATCTGCATATGCCATAAGACGCACTCCTTGTTACAGCACCCCACTTTCGTGGGTATGCTAGTGTTTTAACGCTAGTGTTGTGACTAACTTCCGCGCCTGGATAAACCAAGAGCGGCAGCTATGGAGAGTTGAAACGGTGACAAGCCGTCCCAACTTACACCAAATCCAAAAGGATTTGCTCTGCGCCTAACCTTCGTCTCAGTGACGAAAGTCAGCGGTGGAGGAAGGTCGGGAACTCCTTTCAATGGAGGACCCCCAACCCACCGATAGGTTACAGATTGCATGGAATGTTCCATGATGTAACCATACCGCATAATCAGACCCTGATTGGCATA